GTTCAACGCGGCGATCGCGCCGGGCAGGCGTTCGAGCGCGTCGATCCGCTCGCCCTGGTCGCGGATGCGGCTCAAGTCGCCGAGCATGGTGATGGCGAGCTGGACGGCGAGGCCCAGCACCTCCTCGGCGTGCATGTCGAGCCGGCCGCCGGCCGCCGTCAGCCGGTCGATCATGGCCGAATGCGCCGCAATCGCATCGGGCAGGCGTTCGAGCGCGTCGATCCGATCGCCCTGGTCGCTGATCCGGCTGCTGTCGCCGAGCACGTTGGTGCCGATCTGGACGGCGAGGCCCAGCACCTCCTCGACATGCAGGTCGAGCCGGCTGCTTGCCGCCGTCAGCCGGTCGATCATGGCCGAATGCGCCGCGATCGCGCCGGGCAGGCTTTCCAGCACGGCGATGCGCCCGTCATGGACGACGATGCGGTTGCTGGCGCCGAGCATTGTCGTGCCGAGCTGGAAGGCCAGCGCCAGCAGCTCCTCGCCGTTCGTGTCGAGCCGGCCCATGGCGTCGCGGAGACGCTCGATCATGCCGGAATGCGCGGCGACGGCACGAGGCAGGCCCTCAAGCGCGGCGATGCGGCCGTCATGCGCGACGATACGGCCGGTATTGCCGAGGATAGCCGTGCCGAGCTGGGCGAACTCCGAACCGAAGAACAGCGTCAGGTCGACGTTGCCGGCCTCGACGGTGACCGCAGACGGCGGCACCGCTTCGAGGCTGAGGTCGAAGGCGGTGACGATCGGCACGCCGGCGGTCTTGTAGGCGAGCGGCGTGTCGGCGTGCGACCAGATGGCCAGCAGCGTGCCGTCGGTCAGGACCAGGCCGACCTCGCGCACCCAGAAGGACGGGCCGGCGTCGAGCAGCGCGGTAAGATGGATGGTGAAGTCGCCGACCCACTTGCCGCCGGCGATCGGCACGCGGACGCGCTCATGCTGCAGCGCCTGCTCCTCGCCGGTTGGCGTGTAGGCGCGGTCGCCATAGGCGATATGCGAGATGCGGGCCTGCAGGCCTTCGCTGTCGGCGCGGAACACGGCCCTCATGCCGGCGCGCGTCAAGGCGCAGATAAGCGGGGTCAAGCGATGGCCTCCATGCGGGCGTGGACGAACTGGATGCTGGAAAGCGCGCCGGCCGCGCCGCCACGCGCCCGAGGCATGGCGATCTCGGCGGCGACGTTGCAGCGCAAGGCGGCGACGCTTTCGCTCAGCGCATGTGCCGCGAAACTGGCGGCCGGCATCTGGATGGCGGCGGTCATCGTCGGCTTGACCGCCTCGACCGATTGCAGGATGCCGACCGGCGCGGCGGCCGACCGGAAGCCGACCCCGAGCTTGAAGGTGATATCCTGCGACCAGCGCTGGGTTGCCTCGATCAGCCGCAGCACGGCTTGCTGGGTCTCGGCCGTCAAAAGCGCCGGCTGGCCCTCGATCAGGTGATCGTTGATGTAGGCCACGACGATATGGGTGTCGTGGTAGAGTTTCGGGTCCGCCTGGTACCATTGCGTCCAGTCGACGGTCACGCCGATCGCCGCCAGCGCGCTGCGGGCGCCGGCCACGGTTCCGGTCAGCGCGTGGATCTCCGGCGCGGCCGCCAGCAGGTTGCGCAGATGGACCTCGCGGAGGCCGGGCCAGACGAATTCCGTCATGGCAAGTTCGACCGTCATGGCGGGCAGCAGCCTGGCGTCGACGGTCAGCGGGTCCTGGACCAGCAAGGCGCTGGTGCGGAAGGTCCCGAGGACATCGCCCAGCGCGCGGACAAAGGCGCGGCTGCGCGCATCGTTGACGCCGGGCGGGATGAGCTCGGGCGCGCCAAGGTCAGACATTCGGCCGCACCGAGACGCTGACGTTCAGGGCGTCGATGCCGGCATATTCGGCCGTCTGAAGGTCGGTGAACGGAAGGTTGGTGGCAACGTCGGTGACGTTGGGCAGCGCGCGCAATGCCGCGACGATAGCCGACGGCGCGATCTGCACGCCGAGCTCGCGCGTCCAGGGCGCGAAGGCGTCGCGAACGGCGGTCTCGGCCGCCGCATCTCCCGGATTTGATGCTTGCGGATGACTGCCTCGTATTGGCTCGGCACCGCGACGTAGCCTGCAGGCGCGCACACGAAGGCGAGCAGGTCGTAGCAGCCGGTCACCTCGATCAACGCCATGAACCGCTCAAGCGTGATCTTCTGGTCGCGCCTGGCCGGGCTGGCATACTGCTCCAGCATGGTCTTGCTGACGCGGTGCGGCTCGTTCTTGTGGTAGCCGAGGTAGTCCGACATCTCCTCGGCGATCTGCTCGCGCGGCTTGCCGCTGGCTTCCATCGCATACGCCAGCGCGCGGGCGATCTTCACGTCGAGCGTCCCGCCCCTGGTGATCTCGGGGTCGATCCGCGCCGCGACGGGCTCGGGTGGTCGGTACTCGGCAAACATATCGATCGTGCCGATGTCGCGGCGCTTCATGGACCAGATGCGCCCGGTCCGCTTCAGCCAGGCGAGGATGCGCTCCTCGTGAAAGGCCAGCACCACGTCGAGTTCCGCATCCTTCAGCCCGGACAGCTTCTTGTTGATCGCGCCGAACATCTTTTCGACATGCGTCAGCAGGCGGCCGTCCTCGATGATCACCAGCGCATCGCCGACCGTCGTGGCCTGCGGTTCGTCGGCCAGCAGGATGTCCAGCACCTTGGCCTGGATGGGATGCGTCAGGGTCGAAAGCTGCTGAAGGCTGGACTGGTGCGAGGCGATCCAGTTGCGGGCGCACCTGTGCCGTGAGGCGACCGACAGACCTTTCCAGATGGCCACGGATAGCTCGATCGAACGGCGCCCCAGGCCCGTTGTGTCGGCGGCGGCTTTCGAGAACGCAAAAATTTCGTTTTGATTTTTCGCGTCGGCGCTCTTGCGGTCGCCGCCGTGCTTCGCCTCTGGGTGAAGCCGCTCGTAGACCCGCTTGAGGTCGTACAGATGGTGCGCCCGGTCGAGCGCGTTGAGTTCGTTACGGCCGATATTCTCGACGATCTCTTCCAGCTTCGCCGCGTCGTCGGTTTCTGCCGTGCTGATACGGCAAGGGATTTCGTCGCGATCCAGCAGGATGAAGGCGGAAAGGCGGTGCAGGCCCGAGATCAGCCGGTAGCGCGCGCCGGTCGGCGCCACCGTGACCGGATTGATCAATCCGATCTCGGCGATCATGCCGGCCAGCACTTCGACCCACGCCTGGTCCAGCTCGCGCGAACGGTCGGCCGGGATGTCGATCTCGGCGATACTTAGAGTGATGAGTTCCGACATGCGAATTCGGCCAATCATGAGCGGGTTGTGAAGTTGTTCGCGCCGCCCGCCGGGGTGGGGATGTGGCGGGCGGCGCTGGCCGCCGGCGTCGGGGAGGAGGTCGACGCGGCGGATTGTTCGATTTTGCGGACGGCCTGGGCGATGTAGCCCGGCAGTTGTTCGTGAAGGTGCTGGCGCTTGGCCGGGTCGGGACAGCGTGCGGCCTTCATCTGCAGACGAAACAGCATCCCGGTTTCGGCGCGCGGCAACATGAAATGATGCGTGCTGCAGAACACCGCGAAAGGCTCGTCGGGCGCCAGTCGGCCGCAGCCTCTGACCGGGCAAGGGAGAGCGGTCATAGGGGAAGCTCGAAGGCCCATATGGCGGCAACCGCGAGGAAGGCCGCCATCGCGATGGCCGACGCGATGTCCTGCGTCAGCCCGTTGTCAGGGATCGCCTTCAGGAATGACAGCAGGCGGTTCATGCCGCCGTCCTCATGTCAGCAGGCATCTTCGTTTTCTGACTCGCGGGTGCGTCGTCATATTTGCTAGAAAGGATGCGAGCAGTCCGAACCGGATAGCGCTTGCGAAAGAGCACATCGACCGGAACGCCGAGAAACTTGGCGATGGCGGCTTCCGCTTTCCGGTGAGGTCTTGAGCCGGCGCACCGACAAGCGGGTGGGTCTAGGCCGTTCATCACGGCGAGCCGCGTAAGGGTCATCTCCTTGCGGTGGATCGCACCTTTGATGTCGTGCCAATCCCATTCCTTGTCGTCATCCATCGGACTTCTCCGGCATGAAGCGGACTGTTGGCGCAGCCCGCTTTTTGTTGAGGCGTAAATCACGTTTGCGATGCACGAAAGCGCATCGCACAACCAGGGGTATAGCGATATTTCGCCATATCAATAAGCGAGAAATCGCAATAAATGGCGGCGTTTCGCCTTAACGTGCATGTCAGATATCGGATTGAGAATTAAAGAGGCGGCTGCAAGGATAGGTGGCCTAAACAAGCTGTCATCAGCCATCGGTATGCCGCGCCGAACGCTTGGAGATAAGCTCTCCGGTCGTACCGAGCTCGAGGTGTCTCTGATAGTTAGCATTGCCAAAGCGACAAACGTCCGGATCGACTGGCTTGTTACTGGCGAAGGGGAGAAAGAGGGTCGCCAAGATATTGACCAAGCAACGTCGCAAGTTGTGCTCGCCGAATGGCTTATGGATGAGTTGGGTAAGATCGTCGTGCGCGCCCATGACCAGGCCGGCGTCGTGCTACCGCCCCACAGGATAGCGACGGTCAGCGCGCAACTTTACAACGAACTCGTTGCCACTATTCGCAGGATCGACGACCAGCGGGTGGTCAGGGCCAACTTGCCGCTGCTTGAGGAGGACCTCCGCGAGAGTTTGCGTCGGGCGGCCATAGAACCCGGCACCGGCAAACGCGAGGCTTCATGATCGTGCGGTAGCGGACAAGGGCTCGGCCGGGCTGGCCGAATCCTCGCCTGTGTCCCGGCGAGCGCCGAAACAGTTGAATATCACTCAGGGCGTCAGTTGCGGGAACGTTAGAGGGACGGTTGCGGGGGCGTTGTTAGCATTCTCACTCCATGGTGTGGTAATCACTATCAACCTGGAGTTCCAATATTGCAACCAGTTCGTGCAGTGCCGGGTGCCTGCTTGAACCTATCGCGTTCGCCGCTTCGCGCCAGACGGTGTCAGAGTTTCACAACCGCTCTAACACGCCCGATTTTGAGCGCCCAAGCTCCCGAACTCGATCCTGCCGCAACTGGCGGTTGGCTTTATTTTCCCGTAACAAGTAGATCATCTCGCGACATTGTATGGTTACCAAACAAATATATAATAAGAGCAGTATTGGTAGGTGATGATCACGAGAGCGTTAATAAGCTCTTGGAGGGAGGTTCATATGGGGAAATATTATCGGTATAGACCCTATTCCGGCAATAGGATACGAGACAACACCATTGCGATGCTCGAAACGCGGATGAAGATCCGTCAACTCACCACAGACATTGAAAGTAAAGAGTATAAAAAACATTTGGAAGAATCGCAAAAGCAGGAATTAGAGGAATCGCGAAGGCAGGAAGCCGAGGCGAAGGCCAGGCAATACACCAGAGACATTGAAAAGATGGAGGAATTGGGAAGGCAAGAAGCGGAGGCATTAGTAAAGCGGCACAAAGAGGAATTGCGACAACTTTACTCTAAGATGCTACTTGGCGGATTCTGAAATGGCCACTCTCCGCTAGGGTGTGCGGTCCCTGGGTGTGACGGCGCATCATCGATCCTAGGACGGCGGAGGTCTTAAGCGACCCTTGAACAGCACGCGCAGGATCAACCAAATCACTACGATACAGATGATCGAAACCGGCCACGTGTAGTAGATCAGGCCCACAGCGAATACTCCGTAAATCGGATCGATGGCCGACG